TTCCGCGATTGCCGGCAGAGTCATTCAGATATTCACGAACGTCATATTTAAATGGATTAACAACGTACGATCCGCTTTCTTCTTCGGTACGCTGAGCAAGCGCTTTTCCAAGCTCGCTGTATTGGGTTCTAGCGGGCTGAACGACTTTATCATCTTTGATATCAAGGAGATTAATACGCTGTTGGTTAGCTGCCACAGATGTGTCAGAAGAAGGAACAAAACTTAAGTTAAGGGAAATCTTATAGCGATCAGCACCAGGTGCATTTGCGTTAGGTTCTCCATTAGCGTTATCGACGAGCGAAGTATCAGTTGTACTCTCTACTACTGTCTCTACTATATCAAACAGGGCTACACCAGTTAACTTCGCGGTTGAACTTGTTTTAGTGTAAAATGCTTCTGTCGCATCCGTATGAACAAAGTGGCCTTTAACAAAGAATACTCCGGCATCTTGGAATACACCACCGTGATAACCAACTGCTTCAATAGCGGTATCTATCTCAGCGATCTTAGCCGTATCTGCATAGTCATTACCACCAATAGATAAAGCGGCTTCTCCTGTTTCAAGGTCAATGTGAACATCATCCTCATCTGCGAATGTTCCGGCTTGTCCAACTAACTTAATATATAAACGTTGTCCTCCAGTAATATTGATAGCAGAAAGAATCTTTGCCCTCCATGCTGTTCCGCTATATATTTCCTTCCCCTTCAAAGAAGCGAGCTCAGTCGAAGTAAGTGTTGCTGTTGTGTTTTCCCAGTTAACACCGATACTTTGGATAGAAGAATCATATGTTGTGTAACCGTCTAATACACGATCACCATCTTTAAAAACATGACGACCAAATTTGTCAACCTGATCTTGAATATTCGACTGCAGCTGATTAAGCTCTCGTACTTGGACACTTCTACCCGGTCTGAAAAGGATCCTTAAATAGTTCTTATCTTGACTAAAGTCGTCAAAATAAGGTGCCGCAGAGTATGTGGTTATTGCCATAAATCTTATTTATTAAAGTTGTATAATGAGTTTTACCTCTTCAGTTTGAGATGCGCTACGTGCGAACGGCTTACGGTTTTCGTGGAAAATAACTTCTCCGTTAATTTCACCGTCTCCGACTCTAGATTGATATTCTCCATCAGTAACTGCAGTCACACCTGTTGCAACTTGAGAACCGCCCGAAGATGTTCCAATTGCATTTGAACCTGTTGTTGGGTCAATCGTGTTTACTTCTCCATTTGAATTTTGGTGATAGTACAGTTTAGTATTAGTAGAATCGTAATAGTCAAAATAAAATTTGGCTCCGCTTCCTGCTTGGTATAAAACCTGTCCTTCTGTTAACGATGGAAAAGGGCTTACCGCACCCGACAAAGTAATAGATTTAAGAGTATCAAGGATTCCTGCATCAGAGTCGGATGCTGAAGAATTAGGTGTAAAGTTTTTCAGTAAAGATACTTGTCTAAACTTAAGTGCTGGAGCATCCCCGTCGCTTTCTGTTCCTGTGAAGTCAGTCTTAATACCAACAAACCATGTAGGCAATATATCTATTGCGTTTTTTCCATATCCAGAAACAGGCGCTATAGTAGCACTTAAATTTGCACCGGTTCCTCCTCCGCTATCGGTAACCACAAAGTTAATAGATTTAATTCTATTAGTAAGTGCAACACCGCTAGCAACAAGCGCGCTGGCATCACCACTTGTCCAAAATTCGTAAGATCCAGCATCTACAGGAGAATTTTGTGGATCACGGATATCAATACGTTGAATAACACCACCTCCATCAATAATTGGTGTAAAAGATATAGCAGGAGTAAGTACTGCCCCGCTGTGTGCGACCACAGTCGCTGTAATAACTGTATTACTGCTGTATCCGCTTCCTCCAGAAATAATACCAACATGAGATAGAAGTCCTGCAGTTCGTTTTTTATTCGTAGCGGTGAGCGCCGGACTAACATCTGTGTCTCTTTGAATTGGAACAAATTGGTTTGTTACGTGAGGATCATTTGCAGGTATCTTTGCGACCTCACACCAAACATATCCTTGAGCTGGAAATGAATAGGCATAATCAGCACTGGCATTGGGAGCTGTAGTTGAAGGAAGAACTGCGGTAAATCCATTATCTACTGCTGTATTTGAAAGGCATATATAAACGCTACTGCCATAAGTTACATAACACGGGTATAAATCGCCTGTTGAATAAAACGCATCGTTATCAGCAGAATCATATACTTTATATTTTCTTCCTGATGTCCAAGGGTTTTTAGCAATCATTTGTTTTGCAGATGCACCACCAAGATCTTTAATAGTAAAAAGATTATTAATAATATTTTCATCTTCTTGTCTGTTTCCTGAGGGTACTGGTACGACAAAATTTACTGCATCTTCGTCAACTGAACCAGCATTGTCGGGCCACGAATCTGTTTTACCAAGACCTACTGCATATCGATTAGTCCCGCGGTAAGGCCAATTTGATTCGTTCGAATTAGTCGCTGGTGAATCAAACTTTTGATCAGCTGAAGCTTTAATGTCATTGACTAAAAGTCTCGCCTGGTTCCTCCGAAAGTCATCTGTAATAATTGCTGCCATAATTAGTTGTGTTCTTGATTGTTATTTATAATATTTATACGAGCATATTCTGGTTCTTATACGCTTTTATGTAGTACTTATTTGAATTGCCGGTTGCGGTGCTTCAGCAGACTCCAAACGATTTGCTAAATATTCCTGTTGGTATTCGTTGATTAGATTTGATAGAGGTATTTCAAATACGTTTAGTGCATTAAGTGTTAATGGATCATCCCAAAATCCTCTATTAAAGTATTGTTTAGCATTAATGCTGTTTGACCAATTGCTATTAATAAAATTTAAAATAGCAGTAAAGAATACAACTCGATCAAAAGAAGAATGATTGGGGCTTAAAGATCCATAGTAATTTTCAGCTGTAGCAGTAATGAATCCTGCAATAATACTAGAGAGCCATCCTGGTTGGTATTTGGGGGTGTGATAGCCCTCAGAAGATAGCACGCCTCTTAATACAGGTGGCCTTAAGTCCTCAAGCCAACCTTCTGGATTATCAGTAGTACTTGTGTATGTTTGGTATTCTTCCCAACGGTTTTTTATTATCACTTCAACAAGAATTGAAACAAAAAATTTCATGCCGGCCGGGTGCACCATGCGTTCAAATGAATCTATCCACCGCTCAGTAGAAATAGTGGATTTTATTTGGTAGCTAAAATCTTGCCAAAAGTGAGAGTCCTGAATTTTGTCAATTCCTGATAAATCACCATTGCGTTTTGTGTAAAGCTCACTTGATGAATCGTAAGTTCCGGCCGACAGTTTAAATAAATTATCGGAAGGATAGTACACTTCAACTATACTATCAAACATCATTTGAAAAAAGACATTAACACTTTCGGGGGTTCCTTTAACGCGGTAATAATGAACTATCCTTTTGTAAAGTGTGTTTCTATCAATTACACTTGAGTTAGGAACTATCTTAGCGATCTCCCCCTGAATAGCATCAAGGTATTTTTCGCTAGTGGTATCGATATCGTTTTCGGCGATAACGTGCGCTAGTTCGTATGAAGCAAACCCCTCGCGATTTAGGTAATCATAATACTCTTCCATAAAAGAGATTAGATTGGATGCTCCGTCCCTCAGATACTGCGGGATGAGCTCTCGCACTTTGTCCCTCTCGTGGTTTTGAGGTCTATAACTGGCAATTGATGTGTGCATTATTTCTCCCGCGGTGTTGTAATATATTCACTTGCCCCTGATGTGCCTCGTGTGGCAATAGTGTCAACAGTTGATTCTATCGTTGTATTAAGTAAATCAATCTCTAAGATTTGGTTTCTTTTAGGAGCTACATCGTTTGATATCGGCCTAGCAAAAATTGAAATAGTTGTTTGAGACGTTATATTGAAATCAGCAAGCTCAATAGCACCTGTTAATGTATTAACTGTTCCAACGTTTCTTTCGTCTAAAATTTCAACCTTATCTGCATTAAGTGAGTAACGATATATATTTCTAATATTAGCTGTTGAAGATTCTTCGTCTTTAAAGAAATATGTAATGCCGTTACTCACGTATCCTGTCGAAGTAATTAATGACTCAGTCGGATCTAATGGTGTTTCTAATTCTAAGTTAAAATTAATTTTGTATGGGGCTGTGTTAGAAGTAGTTGCATCAAAGTCTTTCTTGCAATATACACGCGCATACGTACTTAAGATAGAAGGATCTAAATCAGTAACATAATTTAAAAATTGCGAATACCTAAATACTCCTTCAAAGCTCTCAAGAAAATTATCGCTAAACTTTCCGAGGCCGGTTTTAATAAGTGCTGATATACCTTCTGCAGAAAGATTAGTTAACGAAGAATTATATTTTGCAAAAAGATTAAAGTATATATATGTGAATTCTGGATCGACGAACTTAGGTCGAACCGTAAGAATCCCCTTTGAATCCAGAATAGGCAACAGTCTATTTTGTTCCTCCTCTGAAAGTGTTGTCTCGGTGACTGGTTTTGCCGATATAAACACTCTTCCATATTCGGGAGGGTCATTATCTTCTCCTCCCCAAACTGATACTGATTCTGCAGTTGAGTTAGCACGAACAAGAGCTTTGTAATCGTCAACCGTAACGGCTCTATTTTGAGATATAAATTGCAGAGGAGCATTCGCTCTAATACTCTCAATACTTTCATTTGTTCCACCTCCAGAAGAAGCAGCAGACGATTTTATTGTAGGTTTGTTAACACTATCAAAAAGAGAATCTGAGGTTGTAAATACTGATAGGCCATTTGCAGCAGGACCATCTGTTGTTAAATACTTAAACGTAATTAGTGAACCGGGTAATGGTTTTTTACCTAGTACACCGTCACCGAACGATATATCAAATTTGCCGTTAGGGTTTTCGTTAATAAAGTATAAAGCTGAAGTACCATCAACACCAGGCAGCTCAGAAAATTGTGTGTAAACTTCTTTTTGCGTACTACTAATAGAATCGCTGACTGTTACTATAAGTTTTGTCTTATCAATGTTTGTATCGGGTATTTCGAACTTAAGGTTGGGAACCTTGTCATCAAAAATATATTCTTTTGTTTTAATCGCACCTTGATAAACTGTAAAAGGAGTAGTTGGGGCACCTACTTCTTTAAATGTAACAAAGTTATATGTTTCATTATTTAATGTGTCAGAAGATGTAAATGTTGTACCTTCTGGCAGAGACGTGATAGCTGCATTAAGACCAGTAAGTGTTAGCTCAACTGCAGAAGCTGAAGTACTATTAGGTGTATAACCAAGAGACTTCGCGCGAGCTACAACATTCTTTCTAAGCTGTGCAGAAGAGATGAATGATTCGTTTGCCGCAAGGTGTGCTAATACAGCATTGTAGTGTGTGTTGTGTGCAAGAATGTCAAGGATAACATTAAGACCGGAACCGTCAAAATCAAAATCCTTAAATGGACCATCGGTTCTTTGATAGTATGATTTGATTTCGTCCTTGATCTTATCGAAATCAAGTTCTGTGATATTGAGTTGTTTAATTGCCATGGTCTTTAGCGGATTCGGTCGAGGTAGAAAGATACCTCAGCGTTAGTATTTGTATTTCTAATTTGGAAAACTATTGTTACGAGAAGACGGTTATATTCTTGATCAAGCTGAACTTCTACTTTTGGGTTACTGACCCGAGGCTCACGTCTTTTGATAATTCTTAATACCTCATCCTTAATTCCCATAGCAGTAAACTGATCGGCATTCTCAAAGAGATAGCGTGTTACGTTGGCACCAAGTTCAGGATGAAATGGGCGATCAGAAAAGTTACTTAGCACAAGGATCTTTACGGCCTGCCGGATCGCTTGAATATCTGTAATAGGACGAATGTCTTTTGTATTAGGATGAGCAATAAAATCAAGAGGGATGTCAGCAAAAAGACCAGCCTTATTAACCGAAGCGGTCGATGGTACCTTCTCGTTAACGTTATAGTCTGATCTTAATCCCATAATATCTATTTATATAAAAATTACACCATTTATGTCAGGAAGCTTACCTTCTCTTAATATTAACTCTTCATATAGTCGAACACCTTCAACAATATTAACCTCAGGCAGGAAAAGCTTTTGGCTATCAATTTCAGGGCAGGTCTGTGGATTCACACTAAACAGGCCTATGCGTTCCACCTCTTCCAAATCGCCTGTTGAGGAATAGGACCTCACAAGCTTCTTAAAGTTGGCATTAAGCTGAGAAGACTTTTTCATCAATGAAATAAAGTACAACGCATACTCTTCTGGTTTACCACTATAAACCTTATGTTTGTTTGCATTGGTTGGAATATAGCTGTTGAGCTTTGTCTTACGAACCTGATCAGCAATTGCAACAGTAAGAAACTTCTCACTTACAATTCCGTTAACGTCTGGTTTTAGATATATATTTTTCATTTTATTATTGATTGTCGAATACTGAAGTTAACCAACTAGGAGCATATATTCTTTTTGAGCCGAGAGGTCCTTTCCCCCAACATGCTTTTGGTGATTCCTGCGGACCTACATGTGCAATATCAACATGCATATTACCGTTCATGTAATCGCTATCGGCTCCAACAGAACCAATACCGTTCTTGAGTAACACAGCAACAAATTTTTGTAGAGCTTCGATATCTTTCACACTACGGCTTGCCGCTGATAGAAGCCGGCCGTTTTCATCATAGATCTGCATGTCTGCAGCATAACCATCATCGTGACGTTTAGAGCCTACACGGCTATTATCACCAAGGCGTTTCACACGCACTTCAGATTTAGATGGTTGGCCGCCGGAAAATATTTTAAGGCAATAACCTTTCTCACCAGCCGATTTTTGCAATATGTGCATTAAAGCTGGTTGTATCTTTCTGTTTCTAATGGTGTCTTTAGAGTAAATGTATTTCACTTCACCTTTGTCCACGAACGAATATTGTGCAAAGCCAAACTCTAAAACACGGTCATATGCCGGATCACCTTCTTCAGTAGTCAGGCCAAAGTCTACATTCACGTCATCTCGTTTATACTCAGTAGGCCTACCAGTTGATATAATGTTGACCGCTGTCAGGATCTCTTCATTTAAGATATGCTCTTTGATTGCTGCATTAATCTCATCCCGTGCAATCGTTACGATCTCGTGTGTAGTCTCATCTAATGTTGCAAGGACCGCACCTAAACTTGTATAGAGCGAACCAATACTATCGATAGCCGGCGGCGACCAGAGAGTAGATGGATCTTCCCCGGGTGCAACAGTATTATTGGCAGCCAGGAGCTTATTTGTTATCTGCGACTGGGCAGCAGCTAATGCCTTTGTTATCCATGTCGCAACATAAAGGTTATCTAAGATTCTGTTCTCCCGTGTATTGATATTCACT